AGCCACCAGCACCACCAACTCCTGCTGGGGCTCCACCGCCTCCACCACCAGCATAAGTTACAGAAGAACCAGAAATTGATGATGCTGCTCCTGCGCCACCGCTACCACCTGTAACTGGGTTACCAGTACCATTACCTCCAGCACCACCTGCACCGCCACCGCCAGAATAACCTCCAGGGGCATAACCCATTGCGCCATCATAACCTTGACGAGCTGAACTTATAAATGAGCTGCCAGGATAAACACCTTTTCCACCAGGTCTGTCGAAGCCAAAATCAGCACCACCACCACCAGAGCCGCCATCACCACCAGCTGAATTTGTAGCATCAGCGTAAGCGCCACCAGCACCACCACCAACAGCTGTTATTGTTGTAAATCCTGTTCCAGAAATCGTTGTATTACTTCCTCTTGATCCTCTACTTCCTGATGAAGAAGCGCCACTTGATCCAGCACCAACGGTAATTGTATATGTAACTCCAGCAGTTACAGAAAGTCCAGTTCCTGTTAAAAATCCTCCTGCTCCACCACCACCTCGAGAACCACCACCACCACCAGCGACAACAAGGTATTCAACTTCTCCAGAACCAGTTACTTCAAATGACCCAGAACTTGTAAAGGTGTGAACTCTATATCCAGCAACATTGCTGACTGTTCCGCCACTTGCTGCAACTCCTGCAATGGCATCGATGCTAAATGCCTTCGATGTTTTTTGATTTTCTGCGTCTGCTGCAACAACGGTAAAATTATATGTTGTTGTGTTAGCAGGAGGTGAGGTGAGTGTTCCACTCAAAAGTCCATTCGCAGCCAATGAAAGCCCACCAGGTAATGAACTACCGCTTTCTAATGAATATGTTACGCTTGAATCACTATTTGCTACGAATGTTTGCGAAAGTGCTGCTGCTGTTGACCATGAAGATAATGGTGAAGTTGTTGTCCAAATAGGTTTTCCAGAAACTTGCAATCCTGGGACTACAATTGCTGTTCCACCATCAGGGTTTACAACATAAAATGGATGCGTTGTACTACTCAGTGCTGCAGTTGTAAATGAGACTGAGTTTGCGTTTGTTCTCGTCAATGAAGGGACAGCATTTCCATTGATATAAATTTGCACTCCAGATTCGAATCCAGTTCCAGTAAGAACAATTGATTCGTTTCCAGTGTTAACTGCTGCAGTTGCACTATTTGGATAAGTGATTGCAGTAACTTTTGGTCCACCACCTGCTGAGATCTGGTTTGCAACAGCTGCACCCAACTGCGTTGTTGTGATGGAGCCAGATTGGATATATGTACCGTTTAATTTGCGTGTCATCTATTTGTCCATTTTCCCAATATTTATTTCTATTAAGTAAATTTAATAATTACAACACCAGAGCCGCCAGCACCACCTGCGCTTGGAATATTAGAACCACCACCACCGCCACCAGTGTTCGTAGTAGCATTATTTCCTGTGTTTGCTCCACCACCTGAACCTCCTACTGCTACTGGTGTTCCATTTCCTCCAGCACCTGCCCCACCACCTGAATATGTCACTGATGTTCCAGAAATTGATGAAGCAGAACCTGTACCACCTGCGCCACCTATGCTACCTGTGCCGTTTGATCCAGCTGCACCACCACCGCCACCGCCACCCGCACCATAGTTTGGTCCATTTTGTGATGCAGTTCCACCATTATTTCCTTGTGATGGGGATGTTGATGGAGTATTTCCAAAACCACCAGCTTGTGATCGATTTCCATCATAGCCACCTCCACCACCGCCAGAACCACCATTTGCACCAATAGATGCAATTCCTTGACCAGTTCCACCACCACCACCTCCTGCAGAGGTGATTGTACTGAATACAGAATTACTTCCAGAAGTTCCAGTGCCGCTAGCTGGAAATCCAGCCGCGCCATTGCCACCAGCACCAACAGTAACTGTATAAACAGTATTTGCAGTTACTGACAATCCTGTGCCTGTTCGGAAACCACCAGCACCACCGCCTCCACCACCTGTGCCACCACCTCCACCACCACCAGCGACGACTAGATACTCGACCTCAGTCACACCTGTTGGACATACCCATTCGGCGGTAGAATTGAATACTTGAACGCCTGTTGCTGGCATTTGATACTTGAGAATTACGATTCCAGAACTACCGTTCTTTCCAGGTCGAAGTCCTGTATCTGTATTTGCACCACCACCACCACCAGATCCTCTATTTGCTGGAGAAGCGTCGGTTGCATCGCTTACATTTGTTCCAGAAGCGCCATTTCCACCAATACTCGAACCTCCAGTTCCTGTAGCCCCGCCACCACCACCAGCATAAGTTACTGATGATCCTGATAGAGAAGATACTGAGCCTGTACCACCATTATATCCTGAACCTGCAGAACCAGCACCTCCACCGCCACCACCGCCAAATGGCGCACCAGATGCACCAGTGCTGCCATTATTTCCTTGACCTGGAGTTCCAGATCCCGCTGGTCCAGGGGCATATCCACCGCCGCCACCAGAACCACCATTGTTACCAGAAGCCTGACCGTTACCACCACCTCCACCGCCAATGGAAACTATCGTGCTGAATTCACTATTTGCGCCATTCGACCCTTTACTTCCTTGCGACGTTGCTCCATTACCACCAGCACCAACAGTAACTGTGTATGTATTTCCTGCAGTAACAGATAATCCAGTTCCTGTTCGAAATCCACCAGCACCACCACCGCCAGAACCACCAGTGTTATTAAAACTTGCACCACCACCACCACCGCCAGCGAGAACAAAATACTCAACTTCAGTGACACCTGTTGGGCAAAGCCATGATCCAGATTCTTTGAATGTAACAATAACAGTTCTAGATGTTGAAAAATTCCAAAGTGGATTTCGAACTGCTCTTGTGAGTGCACTACTAACTTGCGGATTTAATCCGCGATTAGCGATAGAAATATATGATCCAGTCTTGAAGCCCATATTAGGTTATTTCTGTTCCAAAGACACTGAATGATAGATTTGAATTTGCACTGTATACTGAGATAATATCAGTATTTCCTAATGTAATACCCAATGAGAGTGCTACGGTGTCTAATGCTGTAATCGGAGCATCGTATGCGATATAATGTTGATTGGCAAGAGCTGCTCCAGCAGGTTGCGCTGCAACACGATATGTGCAATTAGCACCGCTATTTCTATTTACAATTACAATCGAAGAAACGACAGCTTGCGTTGCAGCAGGAACTGTGTACACATTAGATGTTGTGGCTGCGTTAGGTGCAGACTGACCGAGTATTTTAAATGTTTCTGCCATTTTATATTCCGCCTAATAGGAAAGATTTGCTGAATCCACCGCTTGCATTATTTGCCGCAGTATATGCAGCATTGGCTTGAGCATACGCATTGTTTGCTTGAGTGTATGCATTATTTGCTTTATCGTTTACTGCTTTCGTCAATTGTGTCACAGTAATCGTGTTGGCTTCTATTGCACCACCCGACAGTTTACCAGCCATCTATTTTCTCCGATTAATAACTTATTTGTTTTTATATTTACTTATAAATTTATATTAAACAGGAAGAGACACTTCATCCCAGCTGGTTGTACTTTCATTCCAAGTATAAGTCTTACCATCAGAAGGCATTGCGACTGGTGCTTCCCAATTTGCTGTTGTGTTGTTTAAAACCCAAGAGTCAAATGGTTTTGGTGGTACAAATGCATCAATCGATGCATTATATGCAAAGCCGACGCCAGCATAGTTTTTACGGAAGTTGGCATTGTAACTTGTCTGTTTCCATGTGCCACCAAATAGTCTTTCGCAAAATGCAGCACCGATATATTCCTTTTCTACACCATTGACGTCAGAAGTGTCCTTGTTACCAACAACAATAACTTCTGTAACAACATTGTTTTCATCTAATTTTGCAAAGTGTGCCATTAAATTTTATCTCCTAATATTAATTCCGTTAAATTCTCATTTAATCCACAAGTACCTTTAAAAAAAGTATTAAATGCTAAACTAATTCTTGTATTATCTGCTTCAACTGTCTGAACCATATGAGTCAATGAGGAAGGAAATACAACCATCTTTTTAGTTGCTACTTCAAACCACCAAGAATCAGAGTTCGACAAATTCCATTCTCTAGGTTCAAATTTAATTTGTCTATATTCTTCCTTAAAAAAATAAATCTTATCTTTTTTTGGATCAGCCTCTATATAAAACACACCAGATAAAAAACTATTTGGATGCGCATGTTTATGATGAAATTGACCCTTCTCACTAAAATTCA